CATCGAACAACAATGCAACGTCAACATTCCTGTCGATCATCGCCTCCTTACTTCCGATTGCACCCGTTCGGCTCATCATGTTCGTCATCGTTCTTATGCACCAAAAGCGAAAGTAAGGTTGTATCTTCTCTAGTTCGGGTTCTGTCTTACTGCACAGAACTATTCCAATTTCTTGCACCACGTCCTCCCATTTGTTACCCGCTATTCGTTGTGCCGCTGTCATCAGATCCCTGTCATTTCTAAGGCTGTTGTAAAGGTCTGCAACCACACCTGTTTATTTTTTCGGAGTTATCGCCTCGATCTGCCCCTTATCATTCCTGAAATACAGATTAGCTCGGTCGGCCTTCATGCGTTCGTTTGCTTCCTTTATGATGGCGTAGTTTGTTTTGCAGATAGCTAACTCCGTTCGGTTGCTCGCATGGTCTTTCGATGCCTGTTCAAGTAGCGCATCGTAGTCGGCCTTGAGCGAATCAATCCGAAGTTTCATGAAGCCAATGAAACCGAGCAATGCTATGATGATTACTATCAGAAGTGGTGTCATCCTACTATCTCTTTCTTGGTTACGGTTTCAACTATCCTTCTCCTTTCAAACTTCACGCCCTTATGAGTGAAGCTGCATTTGTTCTTCGCCAGTGTCGCGTACTTGATGCCAAGTTCAAGAGGCAACCCGTCAACGAACCTTTGAAGCGAGCAAACTTTGGTAATCTTCGTGCCGTCAGTTAGTATCGCGGTGTATCTGAATCTTTGCGGCTCAACGCCTAATCTTGTTCCCATGTTTGCAAATGTAATTATTTATTTTGATTGCCCAAAGAAATTACCCTGAGCCGTGTCACCTGCATTGAACCTTTCAGCTTCGGCCTTGAAGTGAACTAGGCTACCGTGTCGGCAAGTGTCCAGTAGGACAGCGTCATAGATAGCAGAATCTCCATCCGTGTCTATGTCTATTATACGGCAGTTGTGGAAGTCACCGCATGGTGGGATGGGTTTAGGCGGATCAGATGTAAACCGAACGTAAAGGTGGCCGATGAAGATAACCAACGCGGTCAATGCCAATAGTAGGAGTGTTTCGGCTTTCATTTCATCGCTTTTACCACCCATGAATCGGGCTTTCGTTTTACCTCTCTTGTTTCAATATCCTGAACATCATGCTCCCATCCGTTGGCTGTTCTGAATGTTCCAACGCATCGGAAAGTTCGGCCTTGATACGTGAATGAAGGTGTGGTCTTATGCTGCATTTCTTTCTAACCTATTGATTATCCTATCCACTTTTGCTTTGAACGCCAGATCCGTTCGCATCCAATTATCAACTTGTTTGGTCGAATGAATTACCGTAGCGTGGTTGACTGAGTTGGTGACCTTTGCCGTTATGTGTCCAGTCAATTCAAGCCGCCTCGTAAGATACCATCTAATGACGTGGCGCGGTGTGGTTGCGTATGGTATCCGCGTCTTTGCCAATGCTATCTCAGGTGTAACGGTAAACTCTCGGCACACTTCAAGAAACACATCCTTGACAGGTGGTTTGAATTTGCCCTCCTTCATTCGACCTTCAAACATGGTCACCATCAACTCTTGATGTAACTCAGCAACGGCTAGGTCAATGTTGTCGTTGTGCCTATGCATTAATTCGCGGAATTGGTCGTTGTTCTTTGTCATGGCAACTCATCCGTTTGAACTTCAACCTTCCATCCGCTTACTTCGGTGAACCATTTGCCGTTGTATTCTCGGCTGCCGATGTTCACGTCAATCGTAACGTCCTGCCCCACTCGGAGGTTAGCCGCCTTGTCAATTGACTTGCCCATGAATGTGACCGCTACGTATGGGTTGTATTGGTCACCCGTAGTCAGCACAACCGACCGCTTTTGAGTTCCGTTAGACCCGACCGTTTCAATCGGGGTAATGCTGTGAATAGTACCTTTTAACTGCTTCATATTTCGTTTAGTTTATTGATTTCTTCTTTTAATCTGACCGTCAACGATTGGGCAAGTGTCACCTTCTCATTAGCGTAATCGGCAACTGATAACATGACTGGCCTCGCCTTCGTCCCGACATTCACAACCGAGTCCCTTGTTATGGTCTTAACGAACAACGGCTTGATGCATTCGGGGCGATATGATGCGAAGTGAACCTTCTGTAATTCGGGATGAACCGCGAAGTAATGCACCACTTGATCAACGTGGTCTATTGGAACTATCCCTGCACGAAGGTAGCTGATATGCGTCTTGGCGTTCGGACACTTGACCTCAACTATCTCGGTCATGTCCTCGGTTATCGCGTCAGGACTTGCGCCTATCAATTCGCACTCATCTGATTGAAGCCACCCGACCGGCATGAAAGACAGCCCCGTGTATTTAGCAACTTCGGCAACGGCAAACGGCTCTAGGTCTTTGCCCCGTTGCATATCGAAGGACACGTAGTTGTCAGGTATTTGGAATGGTTCGGCCATTTCTGAAAGTAGCTGCTCCAGTAGCGTATCTGACTTTACGTGAAGTTGGCTTGATGTTGAGCCGCCTACCTTTGCTTGTCGGATCAAATGCCATTCGTCCGACCCTTGTTCTATGTTGAAGTGTGGTTTCATTTCTCAGCTAGTTTAACTTTAATATCCTGTGCCACTTTGATCACGGTAGCTAGTTTCTTTTCGTCTGCGCTAAGGCCTTTCCATATTGCGTTAAGCTGCCCTATGTCAGTTGCCGCGTTCAATGCGGCAATGGCCGTCACGTCCGATACTTCGACCCGTGGCGCAGGGCTTGTTGTCCTGATGCGAACGCCTCCGACCACCTGACCCTTCATCTTGACGGTTGAATCAATGTAGAGTTCAACCAATATCGGTGTCCAAGTATCCACGTCTGTTCCGAAGTTACCAAGCCTTCTAATAGTCGTTGCGTTTGTTGAGTTCAGGACAAGCGGCTTGATACCCTCTTTGAAATAAGCAATGTTGAAGTTGCCCTTCGACCCTGCGACCATTGCGCCTTCTTCTTGTTTGACTTTCGTCACGGTAAAAACAAGCGGCTTACCTTGTTCGACCAATTCCTCCAAGTCAACAACCCCTAAGTGGTCGGACTTATACACGTTTCTGTAATTTGGCATTTGTTCTCTGTTTAATTGTTTCGGTAAAAATAATTATTCTTTTGTTCTGTTGTATGCGTGCTGGCTAATTTGTAATCGTTCTAAATAAGGTCTTGGAACTCCTCAAAGCTGCGAATGATCACGTACTCGCAGCCAACTGATTCGACAACCTTCTGCCATTCCTTCTGAGCCTTTGACTGGATGCCATCGGGTAGCTTTAACTCGATACACAAAGGCGGCAACCCATCGCGCAGGTAGATCATGTCCGAAACGCCTGCCACCATCCCCATTGCTTTAAGCCGCGCCCCGTCTATTGCGTTCTTTGGGCTGTTGTGAACCATGAAAAGCAATCCCCGTTCATTTGGTCGGGTGTTCCAATGCCACATGAAGCAATCTGATTGAAGTCTAGCTTCTGTTATGTCGCTCATCTTAGTACGTAGTCTTTAAATTGTGAATTGTGCATTTCTTGTTTCTGTCTATAAACCCATCCGCTTGAATACTTCTTAACTAACGCATAGTCTTTTATTGACTGTTCGCCCCTTGACCTAATTACCCTCCAAATGAAAGTTGGTTTGTAAGCCTTTGATCGCTCAAGTTCTATCAACTCCAATAAATTAAGGCTACTGATTTTTCGACCTTCAAGGTTTGTTGGTATGCGTAATGACATCTCAACCATCTTCCCTTCTGAAAGTTCCTTTGCTTCAAATGGAAACGAATGATTGCAGTAACGGCAAGTTCGTGCAGATGCGAATACAAGTGATTGACACTTCGGACACTCCTTGACTGGAGCGGTGTCAGCCTTTTTTTTCTTGCGTGGTGGCTCTATTTTCCATTTACGCGCTTCTGCCCACATACCGTGCTGGTCGTGATTCATTCCAAAATCAAGAACGATGAACTCATCCTTGACATCCTGAATGGTTCTTGAACCACGTCCGCAACATTGAAGCCATAATGGTAGGCTCTTTGTCGCTCGGTTCATTATTACGCATTCGATTGTTGGTTCATCATATCCCGTAGTAAGTATTCCGCAATTGTTCAATACTGGAAAATGCCCATTAGAAAAGGCGTTAAGTATCCTTGATCGTTCGTCTTTTGGTGTATTACTTGTCACACATTCAGCCCTTATGCCCGCGTCATTGAAAGCCTTGGTCATGTTTTCAGCGTGTTTGATGTTCACGTTGAATACGATTGTTTTCTTATCGTTGGCCTTCGATCTATATTGGTCTATAACTCCGTCAAATAGTTTCTGAGAATTGAAGTGACCAAATAAACTATCATCGGTGTATTCCCCTGCCTTCGTTTCAAGGTCGCTTAAATCATCCTGCATCTGAAAGGCGCGACATCTTGACAAGTAACCAAGTTCAACGAGTTCTGGAATGTCCGTGTTTTGTACAATATTGGTATAATACTTATAAAAGTGCTTGCCTACTGGAGTTGCAGTTGCCCCGATTATCATAGCGTTTGGGAACATTTCCAATATCCTTGTGAAATTACCCTTATGTGCCTCGTCAATTACAATCATTTGAGGTGCTAATTCTGCGCCCTTGGCTACTCTTCGCTTTACGGTTTCTACCATTCCAACACTAACCAATGCAAACGGGTCAATTGTATCGTTTCCTTTAGCGTGGATCAACTGAGGTGTCAGGCCAACTCGCCCTAACGCTTTCATTGTTTGTCCAAAAAGTTCAACTCTGTCGGTTAGCACCAACGTCCTTGTTCCTTTCGCAGCCGCTCGGCAGACCATTTCAGAAAATATAACCGTCTTCCCACTTCCTGTTGCAAGGCACAGCACCTGCCGTTGATGTCCTTGCCGAAAACCTCCCCGCAGTTGGTCTATTGCTTCTGTTTGATATTGTCTGAGTTTGATCATGTGTAGTAGCGTGTAGTAGCGTTGTAACTTTTCACCCTACTACGCTTTTTCCC